ATGGCTATCGAGACAATTCGTACGAGCCCCGACCTGCTGCGCGCAATTAAAGAAGCTAGTACCAAAACACAAACAGCGGATGAGATTCGGCAGCAAAGAATTTCGTTCGTTTATGGTTCACTAGGGGCAAAGAGCTCGGTAACTCGGGCGCAGGTTGAAAGTGCGCTTGAACGCCACGAGGGACGTGTGGCCGCATGATCCTATTTGAGCTGATGGGGAGTGAAGAGCACCCGTTATATCAAGAACTGGAGATGTCCAATGGTAACCGTCAGTATGACTTTCTCCGCTCCATCATCAGCGCAGCTATTAAGGCTGACAAAATTTTCTTGTCAACCCATGTCATCAAGGCGTTAAATTTTCAGGCCATCACGTGCTTGCATACTAACGCTGGTGAATTTCGACCATGCGCCGTCACTGTCGGCGATTACCAACCGCCCGCGTTCTATCGCGTCCAAGCTTATATGGACGATTTTGTTAATGAGGTGAATAGCAAGTGGCGGATCACTGACCCAATCGCACTTGCTGCTTTTGTTTTGTGGCGTTTGAATTACATCCATCCTTTCATTAATGGAAATGGCCGAACTGCACGTGCAGTGTGCTACTTTGTGTTATGCCTCTCTGCTGGCGGCTGGCTGCCGGGTACCACGATCTTGCCTGAGCTGATCCGCCGTGAGCGTGAGGCATATGTGGTGGCTTTAAGGGAAGTGGATGCTAGTTTCCATGCGGGCGCATTTGATTTAAAACCTCTTCACCAACTTCTCGAAATGCTAGTGCAGGAACAGTTGAGTTCCGCGCCTTCAGAGTCACCGCCGCCTGAAGCATAATTATTTTGTCGGCGCTACTATCTTACCTCGGCGCAGGTAGTGCCGCTGAGTGGTTTTGACGCTGTCGTGTCCCAAAAGATCACTAGCTGCTTGGTCACCTCGGTCGTCGGAAGTGTCGTCGGCTGCCTTCGCGCGTAAGTCGTAAAACCAGAATGCCTTGATGTCTTTCGCCAGCTCGGGCAATTGGTCGGCCGCTTTTTTTCGCGCGGTATGGAAGTGAGTCCGCAGTGCCGGCGCCGTAAGACGCTTGCCATTGTTATTGGTAAGTAGTGCGGCAGTGACTATTTTGTGCGTTGCCTTGCGTTCGCGTATGCGTTCCATTAACTTGGCCAGCTCGCCGGTGATGGTTATGCGCAGGGGCTGCTTGGTCTTTTCCTGCGTGATAATCAGATGGCCTTCCACAATGTCATGCTCTGTCATGCGAAGCGCGTCAGCGGGCCGCTGGCCGGTCAGATACGCCAGATCCATGGCATCACGCAGAGGCGAGCTCCCATGGGAGCGCACGGCCGCGAAGACGGCATCGGTTATGTACACGGTGCGCTTGGCCAGGGCATGGCCTCGGATGCCTTCGCATGGGTTGGGCTGATCCGTGTAACCCCATCCCCGGGCATGGTTCCACATGGTCGAAAAGACGCGCTTACACCGGTTAGCCGTGGTCGGCTTGTCAGCGTGGTCATCAAGGAATTGACGGATGTGCATCGGCTTGATTTGGTCGAGGGGAGCCTCGGAAAATGCAGCCAATAAATGCTTGACGTCATAGCTGAACATTCGCGCTGAGCTGGTCGCCAGTTTCGGCACGGCCTCGACCAAGTAGCGCTTGTGCACGTCGGAAAAAGTCGCACCGGCAGTTGGCTCGACCACGATGTTCAGTTCAGCATATTTTTTCAGCGCCAGAATAAAGTCCGGGCCAAGAGGGATTTCCTTTCGTGGCTTATCTTTGGTGTACATGTAGTAATAGACTTTACCGCTGCGCTGGGTGCGCGGATGCATGTTCGGCGGCATGTTCAAATTACGCGTGTTTCGTCGGCCCATTTTTCTTGATCCTCGGCATTATCCATTTTTTTTCTTGTGGCGCTTGTTTGCGCCCCTCTACAGCGGCCACCGTTACTACCGGCTGGCCAATCGCATTGACCCAAAACGGAAGGCCCATTGTTCGCAGCGCTTCGATCTGTTTGGTTTTCATCTTCCGGCCCGTCAAAGCGCAAATTTCATCCAACGAAAGAAATGTCCTCATCTGGATTTCTCCGCTTCCATGTAAGTGGGGACTGCTGATATAGATTGCCGTTCGATGCGCTGACCTGTCGCCAGCGTGAAGGCTTCGGCTTCCGTGTGCTGACACACCTCGACGCCTGGTTTGCGATAGTCCCGAAGCCGGCAAAATTCCCTATACTGGCTTTCCGCCGCGCTTACATTTTTTGCGTCCAGAGCGTTGACCGCCTCAAACCGGCTTGCCGACAATTTTCGCAGCGCCTGCTGCGTGGCGCTCAGCTCGATCCGCATATTGCTGACGCTTAATTCGGGAAGGCCGGCATCCGCCAGTAGGGTGCTTAGCCTATCGGCGTGCGCGGCCACCGCAGCATGCAACACGGCCACTTCCATGGCTGAAAATTGCAGTGATTTAAAATATTCGAACATCAATTTTCTTTCTAATTTTCAAGGCTTATTTTGCATTGCGTTGCATGTTGGTATTGAGGCTTAACTAGTCCTTGACCTCTAGTCAGTACAGCCGCAATCGTTCAACGTGTCTTCAAACGGGAACAGCTCACCGTGGCCCATCGCCATGTCATACATAGCCTGGTAGCTGGGTGCATCCTTGCGGAACCAGCCGCCGCCGCCGATAGGTTGCTCGCGGTGCTCCATATGCTTGCCCTTTTCCTGCTCGATCCACCACAGCGCGCGCTCTGGCTTCTCGCGGATCAGCGCCAGTTTCTGGTTACCGCCCTTGAGGAAGCACAGGTCGCAGTTGCCGTGCATGGTGACGCCATCCATGTTCGGCAACGCGAGGTCAAATGACTGCTCTTTCCAGAAGCGGCCCACGGCGCCCTTATCCACACCGACCATAGCCAGCGGCGCTTCTTTCGTTTCGTGGCTGCCGTAGTCCTGGTTCGACAGGCGCGCCACGCGGCGCGGCTCGTCGGCGCGCATGCCGATGAACGTGGTCCATTCTGTGTATCCGATGGATTTCAGGTAGCGCTGCATGGGGCGTACTTTCAGCTCAGCCGTGCAGATTCGCGCGACCGGGTTTGGCAGGTATGACTTCTCCGCGATCAGCGCCGCGAACGGTTCACCGTTGCGGCTGGCGGTCGCATGGGTGACGACAGCGTGGGATTTTTTCCGCTCCGCATCGCGGGGCCGGTTCTCGATCCACACAATCGGGACGTCCCAATTTACCGAGCACGCCTCGACAAAATCCAGGGTTTCCGGCATTTCCTTGCCGGTGTTCGCAAACAGGACGGTCACGTCATCTGGCAACGTGCCGCCATGGGCTTGCAGCGTACGCCACAGCATGTAGCCGCTGGTGCGGCCACCGCTGAACGATATGACACCCGGGCCGTCAAACAGAAAGGGGTTGTTCATGCGTACACCATCGAGCCAGCACCGGCCGATACGATGGCGGCCAGCGGCACGGCGCGGAACACGCCTGGCCACTGGTGATCGAGCTCTACCCAAGCATGCAACTCGCCGTTGCCTACGTCGCGGCGTAGGTCGCTGACGATGCCGGCCTGGCCGCCCTCGTCGGTGTCGAACGTTACGCGGTCGCCAACGGCGATTTGCCGCGGTGAATTAGTCGAGGTGGTCAGCATTGCGGTGCTCCTTTCAGTTTTGCGGTAACGCCGCACACGCCGAAGCGCTCGATGGCGGCGTCGATCACGTCGCCGCTGGATGCGGCAACCTCAAAAAAATCAAATCGGTCGGTTTGCGTGCGAACGGTCACGGCATAGGTGCTCATGTGGCGCTTTCTTCTGCTGGTGGTTGGCTGGTGAGGATCAGCCTGGGGAATGGACATGCTCGTAGCGCCGCCCAGGCGTCGATAATTTGGGTTTTCGCCCAGTCGGGCAGATCGGGAAGCGCTGTGTCCGGCCGCTCGATCCATGGTGTCGGCTGCACCGCTGGAACGGGTTGCGTACAGTTATTTACACGAGTCCGAGGAACGGCAACCCCAACCCCAACAGCAATCCCGCCAGCGCCGGTGGACGTGACCGGCGTCCACGTGTGGCGCACTGACTTGAACACCACCCCGATCAGCGATGCGCAACGCACGCCGTATGGGGTAATCCGCTGGGTTTCACCGTAGCGCCCGATAACCGTCTTTTCGTCCTTGGCCAACGTGATGGCCAGCTCTTTGCGTGGCACCAGGGCGCCGCCTTGGGCGCGCAGGTATTCGGCCCAGCACGCGCGCTTTTCACCGTCGATTTTTTGCACAGCGTCCCATGCACGGCGCATGGCTGCGGGTGCTTCGGTGACCATGGCTTCCTTGATGCGGCGCAGTTCGCGCCAGACGGTGACAGGGGCGCCACCCCATTGCTGGAATTGCCGGATACCCCAGCAGGCCGCCCACGACTCAACGCGTGCCGACGGCGTCAACTCGATATCGCCGTCTGTTTCAGGCACGACCACATAACCCTCTTTGGTCTTGTGCTCCGCCACGCCGTCGATATTCTTGGCCACGTACTTGGCGATATAGCCGGCCGCGCTGCCCTTACTCCAGTCGATGCGCTTGACATCAAGGCGGCGCTTGAACGCGCCAGGCTCTCCACGGTCGGCGCGCCAGGCGTAACGCTTCATGATGCGGATTGCACGGCCAGCCACGTCCTGCACATGCAGCGTTTTGAATTTCCCGGTGGGGCGCACGAATAGGAGCAAGTGCCAGTGCGGGCAACCGTCGTGGTGCGGTTCGGCGATGCGAAAGCCATACAAGCCAATTCCGCGACGCGCCAGCGCGGAACGACACAGCGCCGTGACTTTTCCCAGGTAGGCGTTTGCCTCGCGCGGCGTCGAGCCATCGAACTTGTCATTTGCCTTGCCGTTATGCTGCACGGCGTGGAAGCGCGATGGGCAGGTCCAGGTGACGAAAATGCCTTGGTCGTTACACTCGCGGGCGATCTGTTCGAAGCCGTTGATGCGCAACATCAATTCGCCGCGCCGGATAGATTTGTTGGCCGTGGTCTTTTCCGCCAGCTCGGCGATACTGAACTGCTGACCATTGTCGTTCTGCACCAGCGTTGCGGCCAGCGCCGCCGCGTTACGCCGGTTTTGCGCAAGGCGCGATCGCACCGCGTCATTGCTGGCGTACGGCTCACCGCGATAGTTCACGTAACCCAGCTTGATATTGCCGGCTTCGAAGGCGCGTTTGACGGTCTTGCGCAGTTGAGCGCGCCACCACCGCGCATCTACCAAGCGGGCGATGACATCGGCTTGCTTCTCAAATTCAGGCAGCTCGATGCCGTACTCGGCGCACTCGGTTTCCATGATCTGCGTAGCGTGCTTCTCCGACGTTGCACCCCATAGCATCTTGGTGACATCGGCGGCGGCCCGCTCAGCCGTGGCGACGATGTCGGCGTCGTTCTGCGACAGATCCACGCCGGCCGGTACATACTGATCCGTAAAGTCGCGGATAAACGTGGCGGCGATGGATTCGTATACCTTGTACCAGGACGACCAAGCCATCTTGGCCATGGCGGCAGCGATCACCCGGTTACGCCACTTGAACGGGATACGGGCCAGCTCGGGCGCGAAGTGCGATGAACGCAAGAACGCTTCGTGACGCACGTGGGAGGGCAGTAGCACTTTCTTAGATTGCATTGAACAGCCTTTCGTAAACACGGATTGCGGCGCGGGTGGCCGCACGTAATTCGATGCGCTCGGCATCGGTAAATGAATGAATTGGAGATTCCCAGCGGTCGGCATCCAGGCCTGCCGCGATCAACACCGACCGGCGCGCGCCACGCGGTGACAGTCCCCACGCCTGGGCAATGAAGCGCGCTTCGTTGGCGCGGCGCTCTTCGACTGCACTGAGGTCATTCCTGGCTGCCAGGCACGCCTTTGCGGCGGCAAGTGCGGCAAGCGCTTCGGGCGCACCTGGTCGCGTGGGCACGTCCTTGTCGCGGGCGGCGAGAATGGCGGCCGCAGGCAGGAAAGATAGGTGGTTGTCGATAAGGGCGGTAGGCATGGCTCAGTCCTTGATGGCGCCGATGGCCAGCAGCAGCGATGGCGCGATGACGATCAAGAGCGACAGCAGCCAGACCACGCAGGTGTCCAAGAGGCGGCGCATTACCATTCCCCCGCCATGCCGCCCAGCGATCCCAGACATGCCGCCACGGCCATATCAGCCGCCGCACTGCCCAGGGCAATGACCGTCACTTTGTGCAACTGATCGAACATGGCGCAATCCATCATCATCTGACGGCCGATAGCGGCACATTGCAGATGCCTAGCTAAGGCTTTGCGCAGCCATGCTTCGCGGGACTCAGTTTTGATCGTGGCGCTCATGTGCAACTTTCTTTAGGGTGAACGAATCCCGCACGCCCAATTGGGGGCGCAGCAGGAGGCAGCGAACGGGGAGTTAATGGACCGGGTATCAGCCGGCGCCAAAAAGGATTAAGCCAAGGTCAACATGCCGTCAGGTCAAACGCCAGTTGGTTAGTGGCGGCCGCACGTGCGTGCTGGGACATGGGGATTCGGACATCTGGCTTTGGCACAGCGGAGAGCGACAAAGTGCGCAGCACTTCAAGACCTGCCACGAACACGTGACCACATTCGGGGTTCTGGCACATATAGGTGATTTCCTTGAACATGGCTGACATCGTGCGGCTTTTGACGGCGCGGACGGTGTAATCACAATGCGGGCATGGCAGGCCGATGACTCTCATTTGCTGGACTTTCTTTCGACTTGATACAGGGCGCGACCACGGCCCGTCATGTTGCGTGACTGTTTGCGCAGGCGCGACTTTACGAGCCATTCCGCTACCTGCTCGATACTCTCCAGTCCTTGCCGCTGACGCACGCGTTCCAGCAATTCGCGTTCTTCGTCACTAAAGCTGATGTGTAGATCTGGCATGTGTGTAACTTTGCAGTTGCTCTAGAGTTGCTTTTTGGGGACTGGGCTTATGCGCTGCGACGCGATACGCTGTCGTTATTGATGTCGTCTGCCTCAACAACCGCCAGCGCTTCGCGCATGACGATCTGGCGCACCAGCACGGCCAGTTCTTCGCCCTGGTAGTTGGCGATGGAGGTAACTAGCTGATGTTCGTAATCGTCAAGTCGGAGCATGACGCGGTGGGTGCGGATACGTTTTACATCGGGGTACATGACGTTGTCCTTAGTGAATGGATTTGGAAGCGAGTTCACGCTTGTAATCGGCGAGGCCGCGAAGGATCAGGAAACGGAGAAACCAGGCACGGGAGCGCTCAAGTTTCTCTGCGTAGCCTTCGACTTCGTCTACCTCATCAGACGTCAGACGAACGCCAAGAGGCTTAGTCGTGACGCCCTTGGCAGTGCGCCTCGCTATGGACACGTTTTTCATAATGTTATGATCTGTAATCGCTATGGTATGGCATAACTATAGCTCTCAAATGAGAGCATTGTAAAGAAGAATTTGCGCACAAATGAGATCAATTGGTGAAATACTAAAAGAAGAGCGTCAACGCTTGGGCATGAATCAGGACGATTTTGCTGCCATCGGCGGGTTGAAGCGACGCGCACAAACGCTGTATGAGCAAGACGAGCGTGCCCCGGATGCGCTTTACTTAAGAGCGCTGGCTGGGATCGGGGTCGATGTCCACTACATCCTTACGGGTGAGAGATTGCAATCAGCCGTTACCTCGGACGAGAAAGAACTGTTGGATGGCTATAGAAGTATGGACGTTCGCGGGAAAGCAGGCGTACTTGGGATGATTGGTGGCATGCGCTCGCCAACGCCCCCTGCATCCCAAGCAGGAAATGCACCACACGTTGAAACCCATGGCAAGATTGGGCAAAATTTCGTGGGGAATATTATTGGGCCACAGACTTTTAATGTGGCCGGCAGCGGACGGAAAAAGGAAAAATAGTCTACAAATGATTCATCCTCTTATGCTTATTGTAATCGCTGCTTGTTTGCTTTGCATAATCTTCAGTAGCTGGAATCCTCGGAAGGGAGCAATTGACGCTGGCGAGCTGGGTGCTTCCCTTTGGCGACATATTCAACTATGCATACCAAACGCAAAGGTGAGCACGTCTCCATGTCTAACCGAGCGAATTACAGCTCCGCCAGAGGAAAGCTGAACGATGGCGGCGGCAGGTCTTCTATTTGGACACGATCTCCGACTTGGCGTCTGGACTCACAGCAAATCGTGATGTGCTAATTGTCAATACGGCACGACTCACTACGCTGCGTATGTGTATTGACACTGAGATTACGTAGAGACTTAAGCTTTGGGATTCGCATATTTGGGTCTCTGTCGTAATGGCGCACCTGACCCTCAAAAAGCCTTTATCCGATTAACTTTCAAAATCAGTACGGAAATTAATCATATATGAAAAAGCGTAATAGCCGTTTCAGAAGTGCTAAACCAGCAATGCCCGATGAGGTATTCTCTGTTGGCCCACTGCAAGTTGCTCGCTTTGGTAAGCATGTTGCAATGACCTCTAACTGGTCTGAAGGACAGCACGCAGAGGTCATTGCGAAGTTGGCGGCTCGCTATCCCACTGTCGTCCAGGAAATAGACGATATCGTCAGCCAGATTTTTTCTGCCGTAAGTGTTCTACCACCTGATCAATTATTGATGCGCGCGTGGCAAGAGCAGCTTATATCTAACCAGCACATAAAGGTCGAGGCGGACGTTACGCAAGATGATGCCATGGCGTTGCGAATGATCGACTATGTACAGAGCGTGATCGCTGCAGCTTCACGTTGCGAGCCCCAAAAAATCGAACTTACAGAAGATGATTGGCAAGATCTGAAAACGAAAGTTGTTGCGCTATTCTCGAAGATAAACACTGAATACTTGAGCTGTGCTACTGCCTATCGTCGAACTTCTGGAGATTTTTACGACGAGGCGATGGAGGTTTTTCATACGCGAGCACAATTGCATTGGTGTAATATTCGTGGTGATTATTATCAGGTACATCAAGTTGATATAATATCGGACTTATTGAAAAATCAGTCCCGGCTGATTAAATCGGCATATGGTATCACTTCGGAAGATCTTGTTTTGGAAATCAGGAAGATTTGGCAATCATTGACGTTTGGTTTTCCAGAAGCGATGGCGTCTATGCGCCGTATCCATGCCGAGGTCATGGCGGAGATAGAGCGCATGCAGAAACAAAATGTCGTTTATACTTATAAGTCACCCGGAGATCTTGTTCGCGAGGTTACTATTCGTTTAGGTCATGCGGATGCGATACGTAAAAGCATGGATTCCTGTTTCAATATGGGACTTTTTGATCTGCGCAAGACAACCAATCTGCCACTCGATTTTTTAGAAGATTTTTCTTGGGCACCTGGCCAAGAAAAAGAATTTTTGGTCGATGGTGATTTTAAAGGTTGGCCGTTGAGAATTCAACCAATTTTCAAACGGCCTTTTTTAAAGTTGGAGGGGAATTATTACTGTTTCGATCTTTATTCATTGTGCGATAACTTTTACCGTCAAATCGAAAAGAAAATATTCCAGAGTTCAGGCATTGAAAAACAAGAATGGATAAAAAATCGAAAAATAGTGTCCGAAAACCTCCCGGTAGAATATTTTAATCGGCTCTTGCCTGGGGCTACTGTATTGCCGGAGGTATACTATCCAGTCATTTCAGCGTCCGGTGGTTCCAGGAATCTAGCTGAAGCGGATTGCCTTGTTATTTATGACGATCATCTATTTATCATCGAAGTGAAAGCCGGTGCGTTCACTTATACTTCACCTGCAAATGACCTGCCCGCGTACATTAAGTCGCTGAAAGCTCTTGTTGGGGAGCCGAGTAAGCAAGGGCAGCGATTCTTAAGATATTTAGAAAGCGCTGCAGAAGTCGAAATTTATGATGCACAACGACAGCCAGTGGGCACACTACGCTTGGGAGATTTTCGTTGTAAGTCAATTTGTGCAGTCACTCTTGATCCTTTCACAGAGCTTTCCGCTCAAGCTCAGCATCTGCACAAAATTGGGGTGGACGCTGGGGATGTTCCCGTTTGGTCAATTTCGCTCGCTGACCTACGAGTTTACAGTGATGTTTTTGTCGGACCTCTTGATTTCCTTCACTTTGTCGAACAGCGTATGGCTGCCGCTAGTTCAGAGAAGCTAGTACTCGACGACGAATTAGATCACTTGGGACTCTATTTTGAACATAATAATTACGTGATGCATGCGAATGAACTTTCAAAGAGTGGTGCTCATTTGCGATTCAATGGTTATCGTTCTTCGATTGACGCGTATTTCTCTGCGAAACTGTCCGGGTCTGATGACTTGACCCCGCCGATGCAAGAGCTTCCATATCGACTCCGTGAGCTAGTCGATTTCCTCGCAACTCAAGGCCACCCTGGTCGCTCCCGAATCGCAAGTTATTTTCTTGGTTTTTCTGGTGACTGGCGTTCTGACTTGAGTAAATGGATTGACGAGGAATTGATCGCTATCCCTCAGCGCGGTCGATGTATACCTCTATCGACGATTGGCGAGGTCCGGTTGACGACATTCTTAAATATTGATGGAATTGTAGAGTTGAGCCACGATCAGGCCGTTGAGCACACGCAGGTGGCAATAATTGCTTCTGGTGAATCAGACCGTATGCTGCTTGAGCTGACATATGGCCTCAGTGGCCCCATACGAGTCTTACTGTCGACAGTGTCGTTACACGGGCTTGCTCAGGAAAAGGTCGAGCTATTTAAAGAAAAAGCAATTGATTTGAAAGAAAAAAGACTTGCTCGCTCTGTTGCCAACTTTGGCAGCATTGGGCGTAATGAAATTTGTCCCTGTGGAAGTGGAAAGAAGTTCAAGAAGTGTTGCATGCCTTAGTTATTCAGGCACTAGGATGGCAGTAGTAATTGGCGGCCTAGGTTGTAGACACGGTATATGTTGTTTCATTTGAGAGTGGCGCCCCCACTTACTTAGGCTTCCAGACTATTCTCCGTTTTCACGAATGATGTTCCGCACTTCCTGAATATGTCGCCAGGCATGCAGGACCGCCCGCTTCGCGGCCTGCTTGCTATGGTAAATATGCTCCAGCGTCTTGAGCGTACCAGCGGCACCAGCCTGCTCCTGTCCCTCCTTTTTTTTCTTCGCCGCCACGTCCGTCCACTTGGCCAGCACTCCCGTGATGCCTTCGTCCGGGTCTTTCTCTTCCTCGCGCTCAGCCTCGACCACTTCCGTCTTCGTTTCAAACTCCACGCGCGTGGTAAAACCACTACCGCCCAGGCTGTGCGTGACCTTGGTTGACAGCCATGGCGTGGCGTCGATCTCTGGCTTGAAACCTTTCACCGTCACCGGAGATTGCGGGAACACGGCCGGGTTGCCCAAGGCCAGCGACATTTCGAAGGTGGCCAGGCCGCGCAGGATCCGCTGCCACTCCGCCACGGCGGACGCGCGCGCGTCGGCTTCCGTGGCAAAGATGGTGCGCAGACGCTTGCTGTTGCCCGGCACGCCGGCCACCACGCTGCGCCGGCGTGCATAGCGCTCGTCATGCCAGAACGCGCGCACGCCGGTGTAGGCGTTGCTTTCCGCGCTGTGGTAGCGGTGGCCGTCGCCCAAGGCGCGCGTGATCGTGATCACGGGTAGCGCCTTGCCGCTGACGGTGCGGCTCTGGTTGATCGGGATAAACAGCAGCGTGTCGTTCTTGACGGTGGCCACGGCGTCGTATTTCTTACCCAGCCGGCGCAGAAATGCCGCGTCGCTTTCGTGGGTCTGGTCGATGTGCGGCACGCCCGTGTCGCGCAGGCTGGCCGAAATGCCCGACGCCAGCTCATTCTGGAAGGCGATCAGTTCGATGATGGCGCCCAGGGTCGTATTGTGGAAACTGCGCTCTTCCTGGCGTTTGAATTTGTCGATCAGATTGGCCGACCTGGCGCGCAGAGTGATGGTGTCAGGCGCGCCGCTGTGTTCCACTTCATCGACCGTGAATTTTCCCATATCGACCAGCCCGCTCGACTGCCACCCCAGCGCCACAGCGATCTGCGCGCCGCGCGGCGGCAGCGCCAATTTGCCGTCGCTGTCGTCGAGCGAGATATCGAGCTGGTCGCTCTCGTCTCCTCGGCAGAGGTTCAACGTCAGGTTGACCAGGCGCGGCGAAACGATTGCTGTCAAGTCCTTGTCTTCGATACTGATCTTGAATGTGGGGATATGGTCCGTCATTTGAGCTTGTCCGCTGCATTGCCAATGGCGCCGCTGATGGTGGTGCCGATCTTGTTTTTCATGTCGCCGACCACGCCGCCGTACTTGGCGGTAATGCCATCGACCGCATTGCCCACCACGCTGCTGACAGCGCTCTTGGCGCTGCCCGCAATGCCGCTGGTCAAACTGTCGATGCTCAGCATGTTTTTCAGGTCGCCGATGTCACCCAGGCCCAGCATGGTCAGCACGCCGTCGTCATCGCGTTTCAGTGATACCGAAAACTCGACGCGGGCCGCCGAGCCGTGGGCGTCAAGAATGCTGCGGCCCTCCGTCATGCCCGTGATGCGGTACGAACCGAAGACGCGGCCGGTCCCCTGTATCAGGATCCACGACTTGCCCGTGTCGGCCATCATGCGCAGCGCATCGAGCGAATACAGGGAGCCGGTCAGTTCGGGCGCCACCCAGCCCGACAGCGTAATGGTGTCGTCACCTGGCCCCACGTACTGGTGTGCATCCCGCATCCCCACGCGTGCCGTGCTGGCGTGCTTCCATTCGGTTTGCCGTTGAAAATCCTGATAGGCCAGCGTGGGCAAGCTGAACACGAACATTCCCAAAATCATCATCATGGTGCTTTCCTTTATTCTCGATCAAACAGGCTTGAGCGCATGCGCGCCACCTTCTCGCGGTCGCGCTGCTCCATCGCGGCGTACACCGCGCGGGCGATGGCTTGGGGATCTGATCCGGCTTGCGCCTGGATCGTAATTTCGATCTTGTCACCTTGCACGATCATGCCGGCGCCGGCGGCGCGCTGCCCCAGCGGCGGGCGCGTATCAAACGCGCTGGCGGGCAGAGCGGCTGCTGCGCTGATGGCGATGCCTGCCCCCATCTGCGTCAAGCGCTGCGCCAGGCCGCTGACAACGCCTATCGGCTTGCCGCCGCTGCGGTCCAGCCCGACAGCGAGCCCTTGCATGGTGTAGTCGCCCAGCTCGGCAAACACGCGGCTTGGGCTGTGGATGCCCAGCTTCTCTTTGAACCAGCTGATGGTGCTGGCGCCGGCGCTGCTAATCGCATCCTTCACGGCGCCCATGGAGTTCTTGATGCCATTGACCAGGCCGCCCAGGATGTTGGCGCCGAACTCGGTAAATTGCGCCGGCAGCTTGATGCCGAACCAGCCCAGCACGCCAGACATGGCCTGGTAGAACAGGCCCAGCGGGGACCAATTAACGATCAGGCTACCGATACCAGACAGGCCGCCAGCGAAGGCCATTTTGATCTGCGACCAGACATCACCGAAGAACGACTTGATCGGTTCCCAGTATTTGTAGATCAGGTAGGCGGCGCCGGCGATTGCCGTGACAGCCAGGCCAATCGGGTTGAGCATAAAGGCCCGCCCAATCCACAGCACTGCTCTGCCCACCCACATCAACGAGCCGCCCAGCGCACGCATGATGGGCGTGAGCACGCCGCCGGCCACGCCCATCTTGGCAAACATGACGTACAGCATGGCGTACGGCCCCACCAGCGCGGCAATGCCCAGCATCAACGGCCCCAGCACCAGCAGTACGCCCGCCAGCACGGAGAAGCCCGCAATCATAACCTTGGCCACTGTCGGGTTGCGCTCCATGAATCCGTTTAAGCGTGTGACGGCGCTGATCGCCATTTCAAGCGCTTGCGAATACATGGGCAGGATCTTTTCACCCATGGTCAGCTTGAGGTCGGCCAGCTTCGACTGGGCTTCCAGTTCCTTGCCGCCTGCCGAGTCGCGGCCCAGCTTTTCCAGTGTGCCGATGTTGGCGGCGCCACGGTTGAGCTTTTCATTCTTGTGGATCTGCGCGCGCTGCAAATACATCTGCGAATACAGGTTCGACGCGGTGCGATTTGAAAAAATGCTGCCGATAGCGTCGAGAATCTTGCTGCGCTCGCTGATGCCCTTTTTTGCCAGTTGCGGCAGCAGCACCTTTTCCATCCATTCGAACTGGTTTTCTCGAAACAGGTCGGCGCCCAGCAGAGCGCCGGGGTCGAGGAACGATACTTGGCCCGCCTTGTCGTGCTTGACCTTGCTCTTGTCGCCAATCAAGCCAAACTCTTCCAGCTTGGCGGCCGACCGCTTCGTGGTCCTGCCCTGGTACAAGTTCTGGTACGCGCTCATCAGGGACGTGCCGACCCTGTTGCCGCTCATCTCCTGCACCAGCGGCTCCATCTGGTAGTAGAACGCGTCATCGCGCAAGCCCTTGGCGGCCAGGCCGCCGGTCTTGATCATGTTGAGCCATTCATTCGGGCCCACGCGCCCGCCCGTGGCCGTGATCACCTGCTGCACGATATTGGCCTGGGCCTCAAACTTTTCCTTGCTCTCCAGACCGCCGCGCAGCTCGATCACCTTGAGCATGTCCATGAACTTGCGTTCGTTGTCCGCGCCTTCCTCTTCACCGAAAAAGGCATGGTTCGCAAATTTCATTTTGGCGAGAGTAGGCGCCACCATTTCCGCATGGTGCACGTCAGCAAAGGCGCTCATGCCGTCGCGCATGAGTTGCAAATTGTCGAGCTGGCTCGTGCCGTAGGTCTTCATGTTGCGGGCGAATGCAACCGCTTCGGCCGATACCTTGTCGCCCAGGCCCAGCGCGTTGACGCGGCCCACCTCTATTTGGTAATGCTTCGCCTCATTCACGCCTTTGACGATGGGCGCGCCGACGAAGGCGCCGGCAGCGGTCGCGCCGGCGCCGGCCGCAGCCATACTGCCGGCCTTACTGCGCAGCTTGTCCGCGTGCGCGGTGGCAGCGGTAACGCGCTGTTGTTTGGCGGCGGTGTTGGCCAGTCGCTGCTGTTGCTGCGCCATGGTCTTGTTGGTAGCTTCAATCTCGCGCCGTAAGGTGCGTTCGTGATTGGCCAGGTCTTTGGTGCCGATGCCGGCGCCCGACAGGCGCTCGCGCATGATCTGCAATTGTTGGGCCTGCTGCTGGCCGGCCGTCTTCAACGCGCCCGCCGCTTTGACGGCGGCGTTAAATTCGCGCGTCATGGCACGCGTGGGATTTTCCACCTGCTTCATTTTGTTGGCCAGGCCGGCGACCTTCTGCTGCGCTGCATCGAGCTTGGTGCGCGTGGCGTCCAGGCCGGCGTGTAGTTCGCGGAATTTGCCAATGTTTTTTTGCTGTGTGTTCAAATCGCGCAGGCGGTCGCTGGTGGCCTTCAACGCCTTGGCCGTCTCGTTCGACCCACCGACGATTTTCTTGAGAGGGCCGGTGATCTTGTCCAGCGCCGCAAATACCACCTGTAATTTCAGATCCCGACCCGCCATCTATTCTGCTCCGCTTCGCTGCCTGGCGCGCTCGCGCCAGGACATTAATTCATTGATCGTAAAATCGTCCATCGCCGACGGTGCCCAGTGGAACACGCTGGCGATGTCGGCCATGGCGTCTTCTACTTCGCCGGGGATACCGAGAGGCGATCGGCTTTGCTCACCAAAAAATTGCCTACCTCCGCACCCACGCTCAGCAGATCGGCCGGGTCCATGTTGGCGATGTCGTGCGCGGTCAGGGTCGGTTCGGTGATGCGCGGCAGCACGACCTGCAGCGCCGATACCGACAGATTGGCCAGCTCGATCAGGGAGACGCCGCGCAGGGCACCGGCCTTCGGTTTGCGCACCGTCAGGGACGTGATCAGGCTATCGCCGCGTTTGATTGGCTCGTCGAGTTCGATAACGGCGTGAGATTGGGTATTGGTCATGATGCTTCCTTAAATTGTTGATGGATTGGTGGATGGTTAGAAACTACGTTCGCCACGGCCTACAGGCCGATGGCCTTGCGGATGGCGTCGTTGGCGCTGACGCCGCCGATGTTCTCGATGCCGCTCATGAAATCGAGTTCGATGACGTTGGCGCCATCGACCATGAGCTTGTAATAGCTGCACGCCATGGTGTACTTGTGCGTGGTGTCGTCGGCCATCTTGGCCGTGCCGAGGTCGAGCTCTTTGTAACGGCCGCGCACGACCACTTCAACGGCCGCCACGCTGCCGTCGTCGTCTTCCTGGTAGGCGCCAGCGAAGCGCAACTGCACGCCGCTGTGCGAGCTGGCGCCGTATTGTTTCAATGCTTCGACAATCAGGCCGCCCGCGCTCCATTCCAGCGACAACGCCTCATTGCCGAAATCGACCGACACGGGGCCGGTCATGCCGGCGGCGCGGTACTCTTCCATTTTCCGGCTCAGCTTGGGCAGTGTGACTTCCGGCACCATGCCCATGAAGGACACGCCGTTTTGGAACAGATTAAAATTTTTCAGTTTGCGGGGCATTCCCATATCGTTCTCCGGTGATTCGATGCGCCCGCGCGCGGCGGGCAGGTTGGTGTTTAGGCGGTGATGCGCGAGGCGAAGTCGGCCAGGTAGCGGTCGGTAATTCGCTGCTGGAATTTGAGGTTTTCCAGCGGCGGCACTGGCGTGTAGTCGTAGTCGATGGCCAGAACGCCAGCCTTGAGCGTGTCCTTGTCGTTGGCCTGCTCGTCATACCAGGCAGTGCCGTCGATGATGTAGCCCTGGCGCGCCAGATCGCGGAACTTGGCGTTGATGCTTTCCAGCATGTCGCGCACCAGTGACGGATGCAGCGGCAAATCGACAAATGCGAAGTGCGCTTCGGCGATGGTGTCGGCCAGCACCTGGGCGGTGCGGGTGTAGTTTTCAAAGTAGAAGAAGCCGCCTGGCACTTCGCAGGTACGCGAGCCCCAGAAGCGGTAGCCACCCATGTTGATCATGGTGGTGACCTCTTTGGCGTTGAGCACGCCGGCATCGGTGGCCGGATCTAGCAGGTCGAAAAACACATCCTTGGTGATGCCGGTGGGACCGTTGACGACCACATTGGACAGTGTTTTGTGCCAGCCGGTTTCTTCGTCGATTTTGGCGCGCAGGCCCATGGCGTAGGCCACAGCCGACATGCTGGCTTCGGCGTCGGTCGCGGTATTCCAGTTGACGAAATCGGGCCAGATGATCATCACCTCGCGCTGGCCGAACTTGCCACGGTAGGCGGTCGCTTCCGTAACGGTGGCGCAGCCGTGCGCCGATGCATAGACGAAGCCGCGCAACTGCTGGGCGACGTTGGCCATCGCACTGGTGACGGCCTGGGTGTCGATGCCGGGCGCGCCCAGAATGCGCGGTTTGACGCCTAGCTTGCTTTGCGCGGCCAGCAGCGCTTTGGCGCCCAGGTACTTGCCGTCTACCGACACGCCGCCCACGGCGTTGCTGGTGGTTTCGGCTTCGGTGTCGCCTTCGGCCACGCGTACCACGACCGTCAGCGGTTTGGTCTGCGCGGCGATAGCTTCCAGTGCGCGGTACAGCGTGCCGGCCTTGCCAGCCTTGCCCATGGCGGCCAGCACGTTGGTGACCAGCACCGGGGTATCGAGCGGGAACGCGACCGGATCGGCATCGTCTGCCGTGGCGACCAGGCCCAGCACTGCCGTGGAGACCGTGCGGATCGGGCGCGAGCCTTCGTTGATTTCGATGACGCGCACGCCATGGTGGTAGTCAGTTGCCATAACAGTTCCTATCTTTGAGTGAAAAATATTGAACGCCCGCGTTACAGGCGCTCGGCGCATCGTTAAGCAGTTGCATAAAGCCGCGAGATTGCCGTGAGGGTCGTGCCGGTGCTCGCCGCCAGTCCGTAAATTTTCAAGGTGCCGTCAATGCCCAGCACGGCGTAGCCGGTCTCAAATTTCTCTGTCGTGACCTGAAATTGAACCGGCGCCCGTGGAGTGAGCAACCGCCCCATGTATTGCACGATGGTGCCGTTGGCCCGATTGCCGCCGATGGTGTAGGTGGACGCGAATTCAACGTCGCCATCGGTGGCCACGCGGTATTGCGCGCTGGTGGCCACGAAGCCATTCACCACCGAATTAGCGCTGGTCCACACTGCTGGCATCGCTCGCCAATCAACGCGGTCATGGGCAACAAGGTTGCGTTGACCGAGAATCGTCTTGGCATGCGCGAAGCCTTGCAGCTTGCCCAATGTCGGATTGCCGTGGATGTTGTCCGGGATGAGCGGGTCGAACATGGTCAGGTTCGGCACCAGGTCCGGGTTGACCATGTTGGCGATCAACAGGCCGTATTCCGTCAGGCCATCCACCACCGGCACGCTGGTGGCGGCCGCAGCCTTCAGCAGTGCCATGCGGTATGGCGTCGCCAATCCATAGTTCAGCGATTTCTGTCCGCGAGGGCCGGCCTGGTCTTGCGTGTACCACAGCGGGAAAACATCAACGATGACGTTGGCATGCGCTGCTTTGGCGATGTTGATTGCTTCAATGGTGTTGGCATACAGTGCATCGACGCTGCTTTGGCCCTGGGCGTCATTCGTGCCCCAGGCGATGACCACATCGGTGGAGCCTGGCGGAATGCCGTTCTGTCGCAGGATCGCCAGTTGCGCGGCAGAATCATGGCCACCCACCGCCTGGTTGTTGTACTGGATCACCCGCGCGCCCAGAGAACCGTCCAGATATTGCGCGCAATAACGTGCCGGGCAACTGGTATTTTCCGCCTGCCGAGAGTCGCCGATGTAATACAGGCCGATCAGATCGGTCGATGCCCGCTCGAAGCCCTCCTGCAAGTAGAAGTCGGTCCAAACGCAATTGTTGACCGGGCCCGCCAGATAGCCGCCAAAGAAGACTTCCTGAACTGGTTCCTTGGTACGCCTTTGATAGAACACCGCGCCGTTCACAAGGATCTGCACCGTGAAGGCATCGAGCAGCGCGACCGTGACCACCGCCACGGCCATATCGAACGACTGGTGAAGCTGGCGATATGCGTCGGCAGGCTTCTGCCAGGCGTCGGTCATGGGCGGCAAGCCGGCTTCTTTCTCATGCACCACTGTGCGCCCGGTCGCCGTCTTGATACCGTAGTAGCCCTGCGCCGTCCGGGCGAATACGCAGGGGTGGAAGTCCCCCATCCCCGAAGGGATAACGACGCGTGCACTCAGCCGCTGTCCGACCCGCAAGCGCATGCCCGCGCCGTCAAACGCACCTGTTCCGGGGCTGTTGAAGATGATCGCGCTCTCGCTCAGTGTCACGGCGGCACTCACACCCAGCACCTCAAGGTCGGAGCCACCGTTGGCGTTACTGCCAGGCCAGACCAGCACCAGGGGGCGGAAATCCGCAGATGGCTTGACGGCCCGAACCATGGGTTTAATCAAGTCTCCCCGGCCGACAAAGCGTTTCTTTTTAGACAGCGGCTGCGGAAAACTGGTATCGCCCTTGTCCAGATAATGCATTCCCATTTTGAATGGGCTGTGCACTTCGATGTGTTCCCCGATCTCGCAGTCAAACGCCACGTTGCTGCTGTAGAACTTAACGCCCTTGTCTGCAGTGACTTTCAGCGCACCACGCAGGAACGTGTAGACGAACTCGTAGGCGAAGTAGTACACGTTGGTCTCGCCAGTAATAAATGGGAAATGGACCACCGGGCAGTCGTTGTACACGCGTGTGAAGTCCACCAACTTGAAGAAATTGTTGGTTCCCTTCTGGCTGTTCATGTCGAAGTCGCCGGCGCCGCCCAAGTCTTGCATGGTGACGATTTGACGCAGCTTCTCGGCCACCTTGATAGGTACGGTGCTGCCCACCTGGATGAACTCAGCCTTGGCGCCGGCCTGGTCAGCATACTCGCGCGTTGCCATGACGATACCCGGGTCGATTTGCAACTGCACCGTGTCAGCGCTCGAGACGACGAGCATCATGCGGATGCGCTGGTGACGCGCAGACCCCTGCGCCATCACCGGCTTATAGCTTGGTGCGCAGTTGCCCACCGCGACCAGGTCGCCATCGTCGTCACGGATGCCAACCTCGCGCACCCAAAAATTACCACTTTGTTCGGGGATGATGCCTTCGATAATTACCTGGCTGGAATTGAGCGGATCGAGTTCCACTTCGTTGAGCTTGGTTTGAAAAACACGGTTGACCAGTTGCGTTTGCGCCGGATCCGGCGTTGGCACGATGCCGTTGCCGTCGCCGATATCCATGGTGGTGAATTTGAGCGGCTTGCCGCCGGCTTTGGCTGCTGCATCCTTGGCCTCACCGGCAGCGGTCAGGACGGCGAAATACTCTTCTTGTTGAGACATACGAACCTCTAAAAATTATTGAACGGGTAACTTGGTTCAGGGGAAGCTCAATCTGGCGGGAGCGGTCGCCTCGGATAGAGGGTGAGCACGTCGGCGAGGTGAATACCGGCAGCCACGCGGGCGGCGCCGCGCACACGAATTTCTATCGCGGGCATGGTCTGGATGGTCATCGTGTCGCCGGTATGGATGCCGCCGCCGATCTTGCACAAGCCAGTGGCCCTCAGCTCGATTGAGCGCGGATACACCGTCAGCGTGTCGCCAAGATGGACTGCTGCCGCAATGGGGGATGAGCCCCGCAACCCCACGTTGATGGTCAAGCCGGTCATGTGGCGCGTCACAGGTTTGGCGTCGTCCACGAGGCGGTCGATTTCGTCATACATCGGGCCGGTGATGCCGGTACCCAGCACATCGAGTTCCAATTGAAATGTCCCGCGCGGACCCGGCGGCGTGGACTGGAACCACTCGCGCACATGGATGCCGGCGCTGACGTGACGCAGCGTGTGGCGCAGGGCGCTGATGGTGCCCTTGCTTTTATGCACTGCGAATGCGGCCTGAATCACAGCGCGCTTAGTGCTCACTGGCCAAGTGGGTTCCCAGTGGTCTACTGAAAAAGCGGCGGCCAGAAATGGCAGAGCTGATACAGGGCAGGTTTCAGGGTTGGCCAGGTCACGCAGTGGCACCGGGACGCGGTCGATCAAAGCGCCAGCGCGGGCGAGGTTGCGTTCTAACCTGGTGGCATTTGGCGGAAGAAGGTCAACCACGCTCGCCTCCGTTGACGATGTCGATACCGTCACAAAATGCCGCCTGCACGTTAGTGACAGCGATATCGTCGACTGGCTCATGCAGCACCACTTTTTTGACGCCCTCGGCATGCAGCGCTGCGGTGATCGCGGAGCGGTTCACGTCGCGCCCCAGGCGGCGACGTTCGGCGGCGTAGGCAGCGGCCCGTTCGCCGGCCAATTGCAGGATTGGTTCCGCTTCCGGGATGGACTCAAGGTAGATCGTGGCGCGGATGGCATAGTGCACGATGCCAGCCGTTCGCACCGTCAGGCGGTCGCCCAGCGGTCGCACGTCTTCATCGCTCAAGGCAGCGCGCACCACGTCCAGCAAGTCGCTGGCGGCGGTGCCGTCGCCAGCGGTGGACAGAACGGTGACGACCACCTCGCATGGTTCCGGGGACGTGGCAGTGACATCAGCCACGCGGGCGTCGGCGTCGCGGGCGTGCTTGACGTACGCGTTGCGGGGGCCGGCCACCGACAAGCCCTCATAGGCCAACTGGATCCGCTCGCGCAGCAAGGCATCAGTCTCCACCGTGGTGATGGTTGTGTCTCCATTGACCTGAACCGCGACCAGGCGCGTCAGATTGACGTTGGCGGCCAGTTGGTCCAGATCGGCGCCGGTGGCAAAGGCCAGCATCACGGCGCGTGCGCCATCGTTGACGCGCTGGCGCCAAACTAGCTCGCGGTAGGCGTTCTCCTGCAAGATCTTTGCCATTGGCTCGGATTCAATCTCAAGGGCGCGCGCGACTTCATCCTGCTGGGAGACTGGAAAATGCGACACGAGAGCCGCTTTGCGCTCGGCATAGATGTCTTCGAAGTTCAGCACTTCCACAATGCTGGGCGCGGGCAGCAGCGACAGGTCGATGGTGCTCATGCCGCGCTTCCTTGGCGGACGTCCACCGCAAGCTGGACAGATTGTCCATCTGTTGTACCGGACAGGATCAAGGATGCGGCGCCGCCCTGTCCGACTTCAAACTGCATGTCGGTCAGATCAATGCGGCGCTCCCACAGGCGCACCGCATAAGCGGTGGCGGCGTACACGCGCAGAATGGTGGCGTTGTTCAACGGCTGGTCCATCAGCTCCGGGACTTCCGATCCGTAGCGGCGGCGCGCGACGCGCGAGCCGATGGGCGTGGTCAGGATATCGGTAATGGATTGCTGGATATGGGCGAGACCTGACATAGCGCGGCCGGTGGTAGCGTTCATGCCTTGCATCACAGTGGCCCGCCCGACTTGTCGCTGCCAGCTTTGACGCCGCTGTGCGGGTGTTTGGCCAAGCTGACCGCGCCGGCCAGCACGTCGTCGCTGGCCTTAATACTGCCCTCCACGGTCATCGTGGTGCCGCCAGCGGCGCCGGCTTTGGCGGTCATGCCGCCATTCAATGCGGCGGTGCCCGTTACCGTGGCATCGTGCTGGACAACCAAGTTTCCCATCACGGTCAAGTCGCCGGTGCAGATGGTCCTGGGGGCATCTGATGTGACTTTGTCGGCGGTGATGATGGCGGTGCCGCCGGGCAGGCTGGCACTCAGAATATGCACGGCATGGTCGTACTGCACCACGGCGCCATCAGGATAATGGGTGGTGTGTATGGTGTCGCTCGACTCGGGCGCGTCAAATGCCTTGGAGAACAGCGCCGGCAAGATGACGCCACGCGTCAGGTCGCCGCCTGGTGAGATAACTATCACTTGTTCGCCCACAGTGGGCGCAGACCAGGCGCACGTGCTGCCGGCGCGCGGGGTGATCCAGTTCAACCATTCACTGGTGAGTTGCGGCCCGAGTTGGACGCGTGCTTTCGCGCCATTGACCTGGGCGATGGTGCCCAGACGGATCAGGTTTTGCAGCAAGCGGAGGAGGTCGGACAGGTCGGCGTTCATGCAATGCATGTTGCCGAAGTCCGCGTGCGGATGCACGCGGAGGCGGGTTGTTAATGAGCTTAACGACTGTTCAGGATGACACTGTTAAATTTACCTTGATAGTCAGGCGGGGCGAGATACGTCCCAGAAAGTATGGTTCATATTATTTTCGATTTCCTTGATAATCTTTATCAACTCCAACATCTTCTCTCGTGAAATTTTCCCTGCTTTTGCAGCTAGACGAATATCTTTTAAAGACTCAGTTCTTTCTTTGAAGCGTTGTCGATTTAGTTTAAGTCCATCAACGAAAAGTTTAGATGCAACTTTCATTAATTCCGGGTAGGTTCTGAAAAAATCGACGGCAGGCCGAATTTCCTCTGTCACATCTACCCATTGGGATTGTAGATCTGCGAGTTTGTCAAAATCGGAGGGCTTAATTATTTTATTGTTAGGAATTCCCAGTGTGGAGATTCCCGTATTGTCATAAACTTTTCTGGCTAACTCAGAGCAATATGAATATGTTTTTGCTGACTTCGTTGAGGGAAGGATCTTATACGGTTGTGCGAGGTAGAAAACACAAGCACGAGTAATTAATTGCCTTGCGTGCTCATCTAAATTTCGTGGGCGAATGACTCTCCAGTTGTCCTCTACATCAGAGAGAATTTCATGAACTAATCTATTTGTAACCCCAATTCCTGGCATTGCATCGATGCAAATAAAATCAGCGTGGACGATTGCGACGTGGCTCGAACGCGTGTTGGAATAGAGCTTTCGCTGAAGCCTTACTAGTTTTTCAGCATTTTCTGTTTTTCCTTTCATCAGTATGATGTCACCTGTTTTAAACAGTCCATCAACTTTTTTCAATCCGTCAGTGAAAGGGTTATCCTCGCCTTTTACCATGGCTCGATGAATCGACAAGTGATGCTCAGGGATACCGCTGAATTTTGCCATAAAATCAAGCATTTCATCCGGCTGTGACTTGAGCTCATCGTATAACTTCTGCGATTTTTCCTTTGACGCCATGTGGCTGAAAATTTCGGCTGCGGCAATATTGCGTGCCATGTCTTTTAAATTTTTCATAACAATGATGTTAAATTAAAACTATTTATGAGGTTGCCAAAGGTTTTTTAACTCTAGGGTATTTCCGGGAAATAGTATAGCTTGGTTGGCGCGTGGGATGCTCAATCATTTGAACATGGCGCTTCAGAAGAGGGGATTTTCTGAGAGGTTTTTAAGGAGTGACTGACGAATTAAGATTTCGTCAGTTTCGCTGAATCCCAGTAACCGTCTAACTGGATATTCGTAAGCACTTCCATGTGGCGGCACACGATCAGATTCGCCGAATTGGTGGACGCGTGCGACGCGAGCCACCCGACTTACAAAGCCAACTTCGATCAGATCACCGGTCGCCTTCACCTTCAAATACCTTGTCGTGCGGATCTTCGAAAACATCTCGGCTTTCTGCCTCTTGATGCGCCCACATTTTCCCCGCAACTCTTTTCGCTTTTTCCTGGCTACATAAGCGGCGCCATCGGGCGCCTGTTGAGACTTGATGCGCTGCGCCTGGCTGCGGCGCAGATCAATGGCCACCTTATGATTGATGGCGCGGCGCTGGGCCGGCTGCAACTTGGCCAGCAGCGCACCCGCCCACGATTCCAGCGCACGCAGATCGTCGCTCATTTATCCGCCTGCGGGGTTTGCCACTCGGCCAGTAGCGACTCGCCGGCGTAGAGAGTCCAGAACTCGTTGGCGTATCCGGGCGTGGCTTGCGGTTCGGGCACGTGCTTGATGTCCAGGCGGCCTTGGTTTCCCCTCTGCACGGCCACACGCTCGGTCAGGTCCAGCTTGATCGAGATATCGACCGTTTCATGATTATTGAAATCCACCTCGAAGCTGATGCCGTTCTTGCGCCGGTCTTCGTTGGCCATCAGATCGAGCTGGTGGACCTTGAGCCAGGCGATCAAGGCTACCATGATGGCGTCGGCGTCGCCAGCGTAATCGGTCACGATCAGGTTCAGCTTGAAGCGGTATTCGAACGACAGCGATGCCGTGGCGGAGGCGACGACGTTGCCCTCGTCCGCAAACACCAGCAGACGTTCCGGGTCGCGCTGTAGTTCAGGGATGGCGGACGCGAGGTGCTGGCGCAGGCTATTGGGCTTGTACATTGAATTTCTCCATGACGCTGTGGTAGGCGTCGATGCAGGCGTTTAGTTGCCGGATGGCGTCGTCGCCGTCGCCGGCGATGGCGCCAAGAGTTGCCGCAGTCTCGCGGTCAAGTTCGGCTCGCGCTTGGTGCTGATCGCCGCCGGCAGCGGGGGAATGGTCGCTGCCGGCGCCGGTGGTGCACTGGCCGCTGGCGACAGGGATTGACAGCCGCACAGCACCGCTGCGCACAGCAGCATTGAAGCGGTCGCGTTCAGTTTTCGCATGGTCTTGTTCCTCGGTGAGTTTGCCGGCACGCTGCACCATGGCGGCGCCGGCGGCGCGCTCCAACGTGAGCACGCGGGCGGTGGCTTGGGTCAGGCGATTGGCGGCGTTGGCTGCGCTGGTGGCGGCCACCTGGTGCAGGCCGGCGATGGTGGCGTCCTTACGCCAGCCCTGCGCCGTCCAGCCCAGCGCGGCGCCGCACAGCAGGCATGCAACCAGTGGGCGCCAGATCGATGCTGTCACATGGCCACCCGTTCCTTGATCCAGCCGTACAAAAAGCGGCGCTGGGTCGTGTTCGCTTCGGTGATGGCCAGATAGCGCTCTGTCTGCACGCCATTGAGCGCGCGCAGCAACACCAACGCGCCTTCCTGCCCGCGCCATTTCAAAAAGGCAGCCAGCGCGCCAAGGGACAGTTCGCCCAATCGTCCATCCACGAACAGCGGGGCATAGCGGGCGCCGGTGTCGTTGAAGCCGTTCAAGCAGCGCTGCAGGAACTCGGCCGCGCGGTGCGGCCCCATGTTGATGCCGGTGTCGATCAGCTCGGCAGCGACGCCGGCATGGATGGCCAGCACCTTGTCGAACTTCGGCTCCGCGATGTAACGGGCCGTGTAGATGGCGCGCGCTACCGCTTCGGGCATGTCGCGCATCGCGCCGGTGTAGCCGTTGGCGCGCGCCACGGCCACCGTGATGCCGAAATTGGTTTCGCCACCACGATCTGCCGCGTCATTGACGTAGCCGCCTTCTGCGCGCAGGACCGCGTCGATCACGCCCTTGATGATCGCTGCGAATTCGGTGGCAATGGTTGGGGCGCTCACATCGATTCCTTGGCGGCGCGCGCCAGTTCGGCAATGTCCTTGTCGCTGCGGCGCTGGAACCATAGGGCGACGGCGCGCGATACCCACCACGCCGGCGCGCCGACGACCAGATCGACGGCAGAGGCGTTGACCATGGCGCCGATGGTGGGCAACTGCGCACACAGCATTTGGTATACGGTGCTGCCCAGCAGGCAAGAGAAGACGCCGGCGCACGCCAGGCGCGCGACGAACTCGCGCTTGTTGAACGTGCCGTCCGCGTTCAGCGGCGGCAGCACGATGTACAGCATGGCGGCGCCGACCATGCCGATAGCCGCCTTGAAGCCGTACAGCTTGACCAAGGCGGCGAAACTGCCAAACGATTCTGCGGACATAGCTTGATTCTCCGGGGTGATGGTAGGTAAATTTTTCATGGTTCATAAAAAAGGAAATACGGGCCTAGTCCCAAAGCTGCACGATGTCGGTGGCCTGACCAGTGGCCGGCGCTGGCTCGGGCAAGGTGACGAGCAAACCAGACGGTAGCACCGCGCCGTGCTGGGCAAGCCCTGGGTTGATTTCCAGCGTTTGCTCGACATAGCCGGCGCCGTCGCCCAGGTAGCGCCAGACCAGCGCATCGACGGTATCGTGTTGCTGGGTGCGCACCTGCATCAGATCAATTCCACGGTTAGGTGCGAGCGCCCGACCATATCGGCGATGGCCCACTGCGCATTGCGTCGCTGCGCGCCTGGCGCCTCGTCCAGCCACTCCATGCTTTTCTTGTCGGCCAGCGATGTGGCCGTGCTGTCATAGTCGCGGTAGCGCTCGATCAGATCCGCTTTGGCCGTGCTGTAGACGGCGCGCCGATACTGCGCCAGCAGGCGGCTTTCGCGGTTGATGCGCGTGGCCGGCACCTCCGCCAGCGCGGCAATGCCGGCCTGCGCGTGCAGCGCTTGCCACGTCGCCAGCTCGCGGTTGACGTGCAGGACGGCATCTACCACGGCTTGCACCAGGCGCGCGTCGGTGACGGTGCCATCGAGCCGCATGGCGTCGCGCATTTCGATTAAGGCGATATCTGGAAACCAGCCGTCGTTCTCGATGATGCCGGGAACCGGCGCCGGCGCCGGTGTCATGACGGTCGGCGGATACCATGGGGGCAGGGCCATAAATGACATAGGGAGTGCTCTTAAAAGGGGGAGGCGGTGGACGGGGTTCATTTGGTTGGCATCTTTGTCGATGCGTGGCCAAAATCCCCCCGTGCCGCCCGTGCTGCGGGGGTACGCTTACGCGGAACCGGCCGCGCGCTTGATGCGCCGTTCCAGCCGTTCCATATCTTTTTTGACGCCACACGCTTCCGACAATGAGCGAGCGCGTTTCAGGTGGTCCATCGCCTGCTCGGCCGACGCGATCAGCGCCGGCGCGATGTCGGTGTCGTCGGCCTGGTCGAGCACCGCAACCATGGACAGGCCGATGGCCTTGTGCAGCTTGGCGCGCGCCTGGTCGGGGGCGTCGTGGGCCGCCGTCAACTGCTCGACAGCGCACAGCACCTGCGCCGCGTGCTGTGGATCTGCCGCCAGCTTTCCGTGCAAGTAGCCTTCCGCGAACTCGTCGAGCATCAACGTGGCGATGTCGCGGCTGTAGGTTTCGGGCAGGGTGAATTTGTATTCCAGTGCGTACGCCGCCATCACCAGCGCACGTTCGTATTCGCCCGTGTCGATGTGCCAGACCAGCAGCGTGGCGAACACGTCATCTTGCGCGCCCTTGCCGCCGGCCAGCACGCCGTCGATCCATTGCGTGTACTCCGGCAGTAGCGTGGCCTTGACCTCGATCTTGCGCTCGACCGACTGAATCGACTTCAAGCGCCGGCGGTCATCGGCCAGCTTGTAGAGCATCAGCTCGTAAGCCGTGCCGGTGGTTACGCCCAGCGGCGCGGCGGCGCCGGCCGTGCGCTCGGCCAGCATGCGCGCGCGGTGGCGCAGGGCGGGGGACTGGGTGGTCATTATTTGTCTTTCAGCTCGATGTTTTCCACCAGCGCGGCCAGGCCCAGATCTTCGATGACGTACGCATCGTTGGACGACTCGTAGTTTTCGATGCGGTCGCGCTTCGGTACGTCTTCCACGCGGCGCCGGCGCGCGCCTTCCTGGAAGTAGATCGACAGGTTGTCGAAACGGGTGATCAGGATCGCGTTGTCGGGGAAGTACGGCACACGTGCCGCCGGCAAGCCGCCGATGCGTTTCTGGCTGATGATGATGTCGGTGGCCAGCGTTTCCGTGGGCGTCTGCTTGGCATTGACCAGCGGGAAATACTTGTCGCTCAAGAGCTTGCGGCCGACGATGGCGACCAGGCCAGTGTCTTCCTGATACCACGGGTCCAGCAGGTTGACGGCGTCGGTGACAGCGGCGTCCAGATTGGCGTAGTCCGCGCCTTCCACGTCGCCGACGACGATCTTGCTTGGCAGGCCGGCGCCGGCCAGGCCCAGCACGCGCTCGGGCGCCAGCTCGCGCAAGTGCTGCAACCAGCCTTTATTGACGTCTTGCAGCAGTGGGTTGGCGTCCAGATCGGTGTCGGCCATCGCTTTGAGGCCGTTGAAACCGATGACGATGCGGTCGAGCGCCTGGCGGGTGAGGATGGCATTGGCCACGCGCGACTGGAAGTCCTGGAACTTGGCCCAGGCATCGAGCTTCGCATACCCCAGGTGCGTGTCGAAGTTGGTTTGCTCGCACCGGTATTTAGTGCCGTCCATGGTTGACAGGTCGCGCGTTTCGCGATCCTTGGTTTTGGTGTTGGTGCGGCTAGCAATCGGGCCGGAGACGCCCAGGCCCAGCTTCTCGCCTTCCTGATCGGTGACGCCGATGATGTTGATTTTGGTCAGGAACTCGCTCGATTCCTGCATTTTCGTTTCCAGCTTTTGCTGCACGCTCGGCGTGACGCTAAACGTCTTGGCCACATTGTCCGTGTCGTTCAGTTGGCCCAGGCGGGTTTCATATTGGGCGAATACCTGGCGCGTTTGCTTCTTCATAGGTGATGCTCCGTTGTTGGGGTTGCTGATGTTGTGATTGGTAGTGGCGCAGGCGGCCTGTTAAAACTCGGTCTGCACGGCGCCGTCGTTGCCGGTAGCGGCCGGGCGGCGCGGGCCGTTGCCTGGCGCTTCGTCCATTTGGGTTTTGAAGGTGGCCAGCTCTTCTTGGGTAGCCTTGAGCGCCTTTTCCGCCGCGTCGATGCGTTTGACGGCAGCGGCGTAGTTGTCGCTGGCGGTGACAACGTGGCCGGCCAGCTCTTGCACCGCTTCGGTGATGTCGGCGAACTGCGCCGCGTTGCTGCCGGTGGCGCTGGAGAAGCGCGCCAGCAGGCCCCTGACGACGTCGGCCAGCTTGCCGCCTTGCGGCTCTTCAAATTCCAGCGTCACCTCCACTGCGGACGTGAACAGGTTGTCGGTTTGCTGCTTGCGGCCGGCGGAAAATTTCAGCGCTTCAGTGCCCAAGCTGGCTGGGCTGTCGGTGACGCCCAATCCCACCAGGTAGGGTTTGGACGAGTCGGCGAAATCGGGCTGGATTTCCAGACTGGTGTACAGCTTTTGCTTGGCCTTGTTGATGGCGACGAGCTCGGCGGTAGGCTCGATCTGCGCGAACAGGGCTAGTTTCTTGCCGCTGTCGGTATCCACTTCTTCGGCCTTGACCGCGATCACATCGCCGTATGCCTTGAACTGGCTGTCGGGCAGGATGCCGCGAATGTGTTCCAGCCAGATGCGCGCGCCGTAGGTGGCCGGGTTGTAGGTGGCGGCAATTTGTTCGATGGTGGCGCGGTCGATATTGCGGCCGTCGGTGGTGGCGCCTTCGGTGGCGACGCGGAAGAATTTCGATGTTGGGGTCGATGGTTTGGACATGGTGGGCGTTCTCGGTTGATCGGATAACGCCATGGTCAACTTCTTGGCGCTTGCATTCAATGCCGAGCAGGTTGCTATGGGGCATACCGACCCGCGCGCCCAACCGTTGCGCGCGCGCAGCGCCTACGCTGGCGGCATGCTAGAAATCGAACTCAAACCCGAAGACAAAATCGCCGAACTGGCGGTTCCGGAATCCGAGCCGCGCCGTGCTGCGCGCGCCCTGTACTGGAAGGGCTGGCGCGTTTCGTCCATCGCCCGGCACCTCGGCATTAAGCGCAGCACCATCAACAGCTGGAAGACGCGCGACGAGTGGGACAAGGCGCAAGCCATCGAGCACGTGGAAGCGTCGGCGGAGCTGCGCCTGGTCAAACTGATCGAAAAGGAAGTCAAGAGCGGCAGCGACTACAAGGAAATTGACCTGTTGGCGCGCACCATCGTGCAGATGGCGCGCGTGCGCCGGTATGAGCAGCCGGGCGGCAATGAGGTGGATCTGAACCCCAAGCTGGCCAATCGCAACGCCGGCCCGAAGAAGAAGCCCACCCGCAACGATTTCAGCGAAGAGCAGAAAATCCAGTTGCTCGATGCGTTTCAGGATTCGCTCTTCGATTATCAAAAGGTCTGGTATCGCAATGGCGACCAGCGCACGCGCGCCATCCTCAAAAGCCGGCAGATTGGCGCCACCTGGTACTTTGCGCGTGAGGCGCTGGCCGACGCCATGGAGACGGGCCGCAATCAGATTTTCCTGTCCGCCTCCAAGAGTCAGGCCCACGTGTTCAAGCAGTACATCGTGCAGTTCGCCCGCGAGGCGGCAGGCATCGAGTTGACCGGTGACCCCATCGTGCTGCCGAACGGCGCCCACTTGTACTTCTTGGGGACGAACGCGCGCACGGCGCAGGGCTACCACGGCAATTTCTATTTCGATGAATTTTTCTGGACGCAGAATTTCCAGGAGCTCAACAAGGTGGCCAGCGGCATGGCCATTCACAAAAAATGGCGCAAGACGTATTTCTCGACGCCATCCTCGACCACGCACCAGGCATACCCATTCTGGACCGGCGAGCTGTTCAACAAGCGCCGCGCCAAGGCTGACCAGTTCAACATCGACGTGAGCCACGCGCGCCTGTCTTCTGGCTTCACCGGCGAGGACAAGATCTGGCGCCAGATCGTCACGATCATGGACGCCGAGCGCGGCGGCTGCAACCTGTTCGACATCGACGAGCTGCGCAACTTCGAATACAGCCCGGACCAGTTCGACAACCTGTTGATGTGCAACTTCATCGACGATTCGGCCTCGGTCTTCCCGCTTGGCGATTTGCAGCGCTGCATGGTCGATTCTTGGGTGGACTGGGACGACTACAAACCGCTGGCATCACTGCGCCCGTTCGGCAACCGACCGGTATGGATCGGCTACGACCCGGCATTGAACGGCGACAGCGCTGGCTGCGTGGTGCTGGCGCCGCCCATGACCGCCGGCGGCAAGTTCCGCATCTTGGAACGCCACCAGTGGCGCGGTAAGGATTTTAAAGACCACGCCGAAGAGATCCGCCTGATGACCCAGCGCTTTAATGTGGAATACATTGGGATTGACACCACTGGCATGGGCATCGGCGTGTTTCCCATCGTGCGCCAGTTCTTCCCGGCCGCCACGGCGATTAACTATTCGCCCGAAGTCAAAACCCGCATGGTCTTGAAGGCCAAGAACATCGTCAGCCACGCACGGCTGGAATTTGATGCTGGCTGGACCGACATCGCGCAGTCGTTCATGGCCATCCGCAAGACCCTCACCCCCAGCGGCCGCAACGTCACCTACGTCGCCGGCCGTAACGAAGAGACCGGCCATGCCGACCTGGCATGGGCCTGTATGCACGCCCTCGATCACGAGCCGTTCGAAGGCACCACCGACAACAACCAATCATTCATGGAGATGTATTCTTGAGCAAATCACGACACCTGCGCGCGCGCGGCCGCCTGGCCGAACACACGCCACCGGCGGCCAGCACGGCGCCGGCCAGCGCCGCCGGCATTGAGGCGTTTTCGTTTGGCGACCCAACGCCCGTGCTCGAGCACGCCGATATCCTCGACTGTTTCGAATGCTGGAAGAACGGCAACTGGTACGAGCCGCCTGTCAACCTGGCGGGCCTGGCCAAGTCGTTCAACGCCGGCGTGCACCACAGCAGCGCAATCCACTTCAAGGCCAACGTGCTGGCGTCAACGCTGATGCCGAGCAAGTACCTGTCGCGCGACGCTTTCAAGCGCATGGCGCTGGACTTTCTGACGTTCGGCAATGCCTACCTGGAAGACCGGCCCAGCCGCAGCGGCATGCCGCTCAAGTACGAGCACGCCCTGGCCAAGTACATGCGGCGTGGCGTCGAGCTGGATACGTATTTTTTCGTGAACGCCTACCAGACGGTGCACCAGTTCGACAAGGGAAGGGTGTTCCACCTGATGGAACCGGACGTTAACCAGGAGCTGTACGGCGTACCGCAATACCTGAGCGCGCTGCAATCGGCTTGGCTCAACGAGGCGGCCACCCTGTTCCGCCGCAAATACTACAAGAACGGCTCGCACGCCGGCTTCGTGTTCTACATGACCGACGCCGCCGCCAACACGCAGGACGTGGACAATCTGCGCCAGGCCATGCGCGACAGCAAAGGACCGGGCAATTTCCGTAACCTGTTCATGTACGCACCCAACGGCAAGAAGGACGGCATCCAGATCCTGCCGGTGTCGGACGTGGCCGCGAAGGATGAATTTTTCAACATCAAGAGCGTGACGCGGGACGACCAGTTGGCCGCGCACCGGGTGCCGCCGCAGTTGATGGGCATCCTGCCTAACAATGCGGGCGGCTTCGGCGCTGTCGAGCCGGCCGCGCGGGTCTTCGCACGCAACGAGCTCGAACCGTTGCAAACGCAGTTCATGGCCATTAACGAGTGGGCGGGCGTGGAGGTGGTGAAGTTCGCGCCGTACGAGCTGGCCAAATCCGGGGAGGGCGCAGCATGAGCGACCACATCGACAAGACCGACAAGATCATTTTTGCAGAGGTGGCGCGGGGCTTGGCCGCCGTCCGTGGCCGGCCCGCGCTGGTGGCGCAGGGCTGCTGCCACTACTGCGAAGAGCTGGTGCCGTCGGCCCTGAGTTTCTGCGGCGTAGAATGCCGCGACGATTATGATAAGGAACTCGCGGCGAAGGCGCGCGCAGGCCGCCCAGGATAGGCACCAGGGCGCGTATTCCTGCCACGCCGTGCCGGCATTACTCAATAACGCAGGACCGCCCCCAGCCACCCCACAGGCCGCCCATGAGGCGGCTTTTTCACGCCCATAGGTTGCGAGTTGCATAAGAGGCAATAAAAACAACCTTTTTGGCCTGGCGCGCGCAGTTGTCCCCACTCCACACCTGCCCGCTATATGGGCCTCTTATGACTCAAATTTGCGTTATGGCTGGTGGCGCATGACGGCTGGCGCGGCGGGCCGAAATTGCAGCATCAATTTTGACGCATTTTGACGCGCTTTTGAGGCATTTTAAGTTTGCCGCATGTCCAGTTGAGGAAATGCCTCCGGCCGCGCCGCCAGGGGGGCTTGGATGGCCTCTAATGCGATAAGTGGTAATTGAGCATCGATGCTGGTGCTCATGGCGCTGCCGAACCTTCATCTCGGTTCAGCAGCGCCATTGCCTTATACTCGAATTGGCAGAGACACTTGAGGCTGAAGCGGCGTCAAGATATTTGCATAGGCGCGAAGAATTTCGTTATAAAGATCTGCATGCTTTGGTGCCTTGATTGTTATCACCAACGCGTACCGAATCTTTTCGGCGCTGTTCGCCTTGCCGCCGCCTTCACGAGCGTTATAGTGAATGTCGAAAACTGGGTCGCTTAACGAAGTGCCGCGCATATTCTTTTCGCCATGAAGGACAGTTTCCCACTTGCCCATATCGGAGCGACGCTCTTCCTCGGTCGCAAATTGTTTCAAGTCAAAGAAGCCCTTTGACGCCGCATTTGCGGCACCGTCTTTTACCTTGCTGGAGTTTGGTCGGAATACCACATCGAGGCCTGCGCGCGTATACGCAGAGGCATCCTGAGGATCGACGGGGCAGGCATAGCAAAAAGTCGCTCCCAGCGAGATATTGCCGGTAAGCCCGCCAGCAGGCAGGGGGAGAGACGCACGCAAATACTTGCCAGGTTTGAGTTCCCCTTGATAAATGACTCGTGCTACGCCGTCTGGGCAAGTAATAAGTGTCATCAAGTCCTCAGGGATCTTGCCCCAACCGACCTCGCATTTATCGTATTCACCCGGATCGGCGCCATGAATTAGTAGCGCCTTGAGGGTCAGTGGAGACAAGTCCGCGCCCAGGATTGCGCGCATTCCCACTGCGCTTCGCAGTAGGTAGGGACCAGCAAAGCTCGTTCCCATTTGCGGTGAGAGTTTGGGCTTGCTTGAAGGCGTCAGTACATGAAAGTATTGAGATGTTTCACCGCCAAAGGCTAGCAGGTCAGGCTTCATCACCCCCGGACTGCGTCCCGGTCCGATGGCACTGTATGGCGCGCGAGTCCAGCTCGCGCCAGTTGAGTCTGCTGCACCAACGGCAATACCATTGACGCAATCAGATGGTACTTGTACGCGTGCATTACCTGATTCACGATCATGCTCGCCATTGTTGCCGACCGCAATAGTCATAAATGTGTCGCCGTCACTCAGGAGGTCATCGATTACTGCTGTCCACGCATGTACGTCAGTATCTTCAATTGGCAAGTCCGGTCCGAGGCTGAGATTGATAAATTCGTATTGTCGAGACAGCAGCACTTGTTCGACAAATCCCAGTGTACGATACATATCAAGACGGTCTTCCGTGTCCGAATCATCATCAAGGACTCGAACATTATCAACATACGAATATGGGCGTTCCGCAATTCCGCCCGGTTGAAGCGGCCCGAACAAGAACGCTGAGGTTACCCCCAAGCCATGCTCATTCGCCTCCGGGTCATCCGCTGCGTTCATATCCAGGCGATGATAAGCTTTTAACCAAGGGCCAATAGGATGTTGTGCTGGCAGCCCACCATCCAAAATAGCTACCCGTGGTTCGGAGGATAGCGGCTGCGCATTTGGCAACTGGCAGGTAACAGAGACACTTGAGCCACGCGTCACAGGACGGGTGCCACGCAAACTCGGCATCGGCCGGATAACTCGCACGAAAGAGAAAGTAGACAGCCGCTCCATAGATTCGCGACTCCCTTCTGCTGGAACGAACCACAGGCTTCCAGCTTGAAATGCCAGCTCTACATGAAGCTTTACATCCTGCTTTGCTGCGAACCGAGAGAATGCCTTCTGGATGAAAGCAGAATCTTCGTCTTGCAGCAGATGAATTCCCACCTCGAAGAAGCGCTCCTTCTTACTGCCGTATTTACGCACCCGCTCTCCCGGTAAAAAGGCCGCGAAGTCCTCAATATGTGCGATATCCTTGGCTTCATCAGAATCCTGCTCGGCATGCTGAATCCAGTTAGGCAAGCTGCGGAAAACGCTACGCTTGCCGGCCACAAACAGTTGAGTAGTGCTCGATTCGATAGGAGGGCCTTTTTTTGTCCAAGCTTCTGGCGTAATTTTGACAGTCCGGCTACCCACCGATTCCAGGCCCGCCGCACGCAACAATGCAACAGGAAAGTATGACCGAGCAATATAGCCAGGATTAAGAGTCAGCACGGCAACGCCGAAATCACGTGGACAAGCCTCTTCGGGCAGGGCATCAAGTTCAAGGGACGCACGTTCCAATTTCGGCGTCAATCGTTTAATCGCATAAGAATACGGATAGACCTCAGCCTTGTCGCCGAAGCGCTTAGGTCCTTTAATGTCGCGCACAAGCATCTCTCCGCGACCAATCAGAAAGTTCGGTTTGTTCAT